GGCCTCAGTAAGCAGCGCGTTCAGCAGATTCATCACGAGTACCGTGCTGAGAACCCAACGATTCGTCAGCAAACAGCCGTCGCCATCGTGGACGACCTACTAGAAGGCTACGCCGCAGACATCGAAGAACTAGCCCTACTGTCCGCAACCACGCAATCCGATTCGGTTCGCGTCGGGGCAATCAACGCACGAATGGCTGCCAGAAACAAGACAACCGACTTGCTACAAGAGATGGGCGTACTGCCGCGAGACTTGGGGCAGATCAGGGTCGAAATGGACGCCCGTGTTACCGCGAAGCGTGTCATCAACATTCTCAAACAGAACAAGGTTCCCGGGGAAGTCCGCGACGCCTTGCTGCTTGCGATGCAGAACGAAGAGGAAGCGGTCATTGAGGCACAGGTGGTGGAGTGACAATCAAGAGGGAGCCGCCACCAGCGCCAGTTGTGTTGCGGGAGGCTTTGGCCGATCAACTCCAACAAGACGCCGACGAACGACGCGGTACTGGCATTGACTTCTTCTCGTGGGCGCTGAAAGCCCCTGAACCGAAGAGCGGAATGTTGGACTTTGACCGCTTTCCGTTCCAAAAGGAACTTTACAGCGAGGGGTACAGCGACAAAGAAGCCGTGATTATGAAGTCCACGCAGGTTGGCGTGTCGGCCTTTGGCGTTAGGTGGGCGCTTTACAACGCAGACATTCACGGAATGACCGGCTTGTACGTTTTCCCGACGGCCCGCGACGTTTGGGACTTCTCAACTGCCCGTATCAACCCAGTCATCGCCGAATCACCGTACCTATTGAGCCGTCAGCACCCCGCCGACCCTGACAACAAGGGAATGAAAGGCTTGGGACGCGGGCTGGTCTACTTTCGTGGTTCGGAATCAAAGCGCGGCCTTGACTCCGTAGACGCCGACCACATTGTCTTTGACGAGTACGACACCCTTGTCCAATCCAACATTCCTGACGCTGAACGCCGTATCACAGGGTCACTTCACGGTCTGATTCGCCGCGTGGGCGTGCCGAGCGTCCCTGATTACGGCATAGCCAAACTCTTTGACGACAGCGATCAGCGACATTGGCGCGTGAAGTGCGACTGCGGCAAGTGGCAGGCAATCACCTTTGAGGACAACGTGGACATCTTGACCGGCAAGCGCGTTTGCTCTGACCCGGACTGCCGGAAGGAACTAGATGTCGCGAAAGGTGAGTGGGTCGCAACATTCAACGAGCGCGATGTTCGCGGATACCACGTCACTCGCCTAATCGCACCGACGGCGGACCTAACCACGATCATCGTCGCGTCCAAGAAGCGCGCAATGTTTGAGCAAACCGTCTTCAACAACAAGGACTTGGGTTTGCCATTCGTAGAAGCCGAAGGCCGACTAAGCAAAGAAGCCATCGCTGCGGCTCAAAGCGCGGGCGGCGGCTATGTAATGGAACCCGGCTATCACGGACATAACCTCGTAACTATGGGCGTGGACGTTGCCTCGTCCCGCGACCTGAACGTAAGGATCAGCGAACACACCAACGACTATCAAAAGCGCGCCCTTTGGATTGGAATGGTCGGCAGTTTCGATCACCTTGCCTTGCTAATGGAGCGTTACCAAGTGAACATGGCTGCCATTGACCACTTGCCTGACGGTCGTTTGTCACGGGCGTTCTGCGAGAAGTTTCCCGGCAGGGCGTACCTAGTGTCTTATGACAGCACCCCTAACCCAAAGGATTCGCAGGTCTTCAAGGTGGACGAAGAAATGCGACACATTCGCGTCCGGCGCACCGAAGCCATTGACGCGATGGCTGAGATGATTCGCCTCCAAAACAACCGCCTGCCCGAAGACCTACCCGAAGGTTATGTTCAGCAACTCCAAGCCCTTGTGCGCAAGCCAGAGGAAGATGACCTTGGAAAGCGAACTGTTAGGTATGTCCGAATGGGAGGCTCAGACGATTACGCTCACGCCGAGGTCTACGACCTTGTTGCGACTGAAGCGTGGTACTACCGTCAAGGGATTCAAGAAGCGCAGCGGGCCGTGTACCGATCAGCCGACGACATGTTGGAGTTTGAGCGCAGTCACCTTGCCGACTATGCCGATCAGGGCGGCGATTACTACCCCGGCGGTTCGGAAGACGAAGACATCGGCGGCGACGACCCGTATTGAGTCACGGGTCGCGACGGCTCCCACGCAACGTCGCGACCCGCTTCCCAATGAACGAAGCACTCAGGGAGAGAGAGTGCTTGCGATGAACCTACCAACGAGTTCGGTCAGACCTTGTCAGATTCCTTGCGCCTTCTGCGACTTAGTAAATGAAAGGAAGGTAACCAATGAAAACGATTGACCCTGATAGCCCAAGAGAAGTTGGTAAGGACGCAGGTGGAGTTGTCCGCGAACTAGGAGACACCGACAGTATGGGACACTTCATCGGTTGGATTGACACCGATGGTAGTTGTTGGGAATCCGTCCGTGAACGTGATTGCGCCCTTACATCTGGTCGTTTCCGTGAGGCAATGAGCGATTGGAACCGCACGGGCGGCCTGCTAGGCGAAAAGCCCGATGCCCGCGAGTTTGCGGAGCGTGTGTGCGTCAGCCCTGACAGCGTTGAGGAAGCCGTCCGCGATGCTGAGTCGTGGTTTGACCCTGACGACAGTTTCGCTCAGATGGTGATGGCTGCTCAGGCGGCAAACGCAGCCAAAGTCGCAGCCAATAACTGACCTTTTCCTTCCGTCCGAAGCGCCCGCGAAGATTGCTTCGCGATGGAGGGAGAACAACGCATAGAGTTTCCACTTGACTTGACTTGCCCTGCTTGTCAGGCAACGCCTGTCACCGTTGGAATAGTCACAACGCCGCGTGACCAAACCGTCGTGGACGTGGACATCTCTTGCCCGTGCGGGCAGAAGGTGAACTACGGAACCCTGCCCGTCAGGATTGCCAATGAGTAACACCGAAGCGTGGAAAATGACTTCACGGTTGTTCGCATCTGGTGACCGAAAGATCGAAATGATCCACGTTTCCGAAGACCTCCCTGACCCTAATCAGATCGCCGCCGTCTATACCAAGATGGCGCTAATCTTCGGGGAAGCCAAAGCAACGGAAGACAACGCCGACGCGCAGGTTCACCGCATTGAGTTTGTTATCGCACCTGAGATAGTGCCAACTAGCGAGGGCAGGGGGGAAGGGAAATGACCAAGGGATTTAGACCAGCGCAGGTTCGGCGCGACAAGAACGGCAAGTTTGTGGCAACGAAGCCAAAGAAATCAACGCTAATCGAACGCCTATGGGTTTGGCTAGGGGGGGCGAAGTGAATGTCGGATCAACATTCAGCGGGGTCGGAGGATTCGACCTCGGGTTTGAGCGGGCAGGAATGTCCGTCGTGTGGCAAGCCGAGATTGACGAGTGGAGCCGACGAGTGCTGCAATGGCATTGGCCCGACGCCACAATCTACGATGATGTACGAAGCGTGGGACTCCCTAAATCACGCGGCAAGCGATCAGGTAGCAACACTGGGGCAGAACGCGGGAATGGCAACGGGACGAGCGGGAGTTGTGTTCCCATTGACCTCCTTTGCGGCGGGTTCCCCTGCCAAGACCTCAGCGTCGCAGGAAAGCGAGCCGGTCTCGCGGGTGAGCGAAGCGGACTCTTCTTTGAGTTCGCAAGGATCGCAAATGAGTTTCGACCAAGATGGATCGTCCTCGAAAACGTCGTTGGGCTTCTCTCTTCTGCCGACGGACGAGACTTTGGACAAGTTCTCTCAACGATGGCCGAAATCGGGTATGGCCTTTCTTGGAGGGTGGCTGATGCAAGATACTTCGGAGTTCCCCAACGTCGCCGTAGAGTGTTCATTGTCGGATGTCTTGGAGATGACGGTGAGCGAGCGGTACGCGCTCTCGGCACGGGCGGCGAAGGGGATTTTGAGACGAGCGACTGTTCGTGGCAAGTACCTTCCACCGGAGTTGAAGTCGGCGCTAGAGGAAGTAGCGGCACAGGAGTCTCCCAACCCTTCGACTCAGAAGAAGCCGCCAAGTGCCTAACGACAAGTAATCAGCGCCTAGACCCGGGCGTTGAGACTTTCATCAACACGGCTACGCACGCCTTTCCTTCGACTCTTTCTAACTCAGGAATCGAAACAAACGGCGTGTCGCCAACCCTTACGGTTGGCTCAGGGCTAGGCATTTCATCGCCACCAGCCGTCCGAATCGAAACCGAACAGGTAGCCAAGACGCTGCTCGCGGGTTACCCGCGCACAGATGCCGAAACTGAAAATTTCGTTACGACAGCCATTCAGGCAAGCGGCCCACCCGGAACAAGGCGCGACGATGAATCCTCACTCGTTCCAACAAACACGGTTTCGTTCCAACTAGGCAACACAACGGCCAACGGGTCAAATGTGAACACCGAAGGCGTTGCGTACACACTTGATCGCGCAGCCGGTCAGGGCGTTCTAGCGCAGTCAGTTCGTCGCCTAACCCCAGTGGAGTGCGAACGCCTGATGGGTTGGCCGGACGGTTGGACAGCCGTTGACGGCGACGCAACCCCCGATACTCGCCGTTACGCAGCGTGCGGCAATGGTGTTGTTGCGAATGTCAGCGAATGGATTGGGCGACGCATAATGGCGATTGACAAGGAGGACGGCCTATCTTAGTTCTCGCGGTACAAATCATCATTCTTGTCTTCCAAGCAGCGTTCCTGCTTGTTGGTCTGATGCTGCTCGCTGGAATGATCCGCAGTCAACAAGAGCGCCTTGACGCCATTGCGGGAATGAAAGCGCAGATAGACAGCGAACTAGCCCTACTAGAAGCGGAAGCCAAAGAAGACATCGCTCCTGATCCTTGGAGTGGACGCTGGCCGCCTTGGGATACTGGCAAAGACAATGCGAGCAACTGAAGCACCGCACATACTTGTCCGCCTTCGTCCTTGGGAATACACCCTTGTAGCCCAAATAGGCGCTGACAGGGCTGCTAGGAACCACGACAGGCCAGATGCGCCGCATTACGACCGTTCCCGTATGGAAGACGACAGAACCGCGCAGCACGCCGCCTGCGCCGCTGAGTGCGCAACGGCCCGCGTTCTCAATAAGTATTGGACAGCCGGTGGAGCGTGGGATTCAGCGCGTCACCGCGAGTTTCAGCACCTAGCCGATGTAGGCAATAACACGGAGGTTCGCCGAGTTCGTGAACCAACAAGCACCACCTTCGCGGTGGACGCCAAAGACAAGAACCGAATGGTTGTCGCGTGCTACGTCGAAGCACCCGAACTACGCGATGTTCGTTTCCTTGGTTGGATCACTGGGGAAGAAGCCTTGCGGATAGGCACCGACTCTCAGTATGGAGGGAACCGCAAGCGCGTACCAATCAGCGCCCTAACGCTAAGAGGCATCGAAGGGGAGGTAATCCAATGAGATTCCCAACAATCCCGTGCGTTTCCCGCGACAAGCCGCGCCGGGAACTGTTCACGCGAACTGAGCAACGAATCCTTTACAACGCCCTGATCGCTAGTTATCCCTCAATGGACAAGGAAACCCGCAAGACCGCGAAGTTCCTAATCCGTGACCTGTTCGTCTAGTGGAACCACTCCAAGAAGAAGAATGGGACGTATTCAGTCCCTCCCAAAACTGGGACGCATTATGCCACTACGCCTCTGTGCGTGGAGTGACCGCTTCCCTATCCGAAGAAGACGAACACGGCAACCTTACGCTCCTTGCCCGCACCGCTAATCCCCGCCTGAACCCTAACGCAGTTGCCGTTACCGAGGGCAGTAGTCCGTTCCGTAAGATGCTTTACAACGCAACTATCCAAACCCTCGCACAACTCGCCGCGCAAAATGACACACCCAACGCACCAAGTCAAGACCCAAACACCAAGAACACCCAAGAAACCAAGCCAAACCCCACCAACCCACCCACCCCACTAGACAAGCAAAACTAGACGATGCGCTCAGACGGAATCCGAATCAGCCTACGCAGCGCAGAACACACCGAAATCGAAATCGGAGTCGAACAAGACCCCGACACAAACCAATACGGCCTATGGCTATTCCTAGAAGGCCCACACGAAGTTCCCTGCGCAGAACTAACAGCCGAAGAAGCCCGCGCCCTAGCCGGAACCCTCAACCGCCTAGCCGACGACCTAGGCCGACACCTTGACTGGCAGGGACTCAATGCCCAACCGTAAGGAGGACGAAGTGAAACGCTACAAGATCACAACCCAAGCCACCCTTCAGCAAGACACCAAAGGCGACTGGGTGCGCTACGACGAAGTCGAACGAATGATCGAACTAGCGATTGAGAACGCCTCACGCCTAGAAATGCTCCACAAAGCCCTTGTGGACATCGCAACCGTTCCGGTTTCGTTACCTAACGCTAACGCCGCAGTTGAGCGCGCTAAGGAAGTTCTTACGCAAGTGTCCGAACGATTCGGGAGGATTACCCGCAATGACCCAGATCATTAGCGTTATCTTTGGTGGCGGCGAACAGACCTTCGTTGAGGCCATCACCGCGTACCGGCAAGGCAACCAGATCGTTATGGTTGGCGGCAATGATGTGACCTTGACGTTTGAGGCCGATGAACTACTAGCGTTGTTGGTGGACGCAAAGGAGAAGGTGCGTAATGACTTACAACCCGAATGATCCCAAAGACCCGCTGCGTCATAACTACCTTGCGCGAGTGGACCGCAGCAATGAGCCGTGCTTGCCTATCGAAGAGAAGATCGCAAACGGTTTGGGTAGGCCAAAGCCGGAACCCGTTGCCGTTATCCCAGTTGGCTACGAACGCGACGCGAACGGCAACAATGTCATCTTTCGTAGCATCAGCGCAGCCGTCCGCAGTCTCGGTGGCTAACGATACGGATTGTGACAAAGCAGGCCATAACTCGCACCGCTATACTGCTTCGCAGTCTTTCCTCGTAGCGCCGGTAAGTCGTGAGTGCCGGTCAGCGTGCGAACAAGTCGGACTGCATTACGACTTGCTTCGCTCAACCACGATGAAGCCCTCGCCTCTGCCTTTTGGGGCGGGGGCTTCCTTGTGATACGCGGTGATACAGCCGCGCTTGTAGCGTCCGATCATCAAGGCACAATCCTTCGTTATGGCTTGGGAACTAACGGTCGGTGAGTGCGCCGAAACTATGCGCGCTATGCCCGCCGATAGCGTGGACGCGATAGTTTGCGACCCGCCTTACGGACTGCGCTTTATGGGCAAGGAGTTTGACTCATTGGGTGACGGCATCGCGCAGCAGGAATGGCATCGAGCGTGGACTATCGAAGCGTTCCGTGTTCTAAAGCCCGGTGGCTACCTAATGGCCTTTGGTGGCACCCGCACCTACCATCGTCTTGTATTGGCCGTAGAGCAGTCAGGATTCGACGCTCACGGCGTTTGGGCTTGGTGTTATGGATCAGGGTTCCCAAAGTCTCACAGCATCGGAAAAGCGATAGACAAGGCCGCCGGGGCTGAACGCGAAGTGGTTGGTGAGAAGGAGTGCGGCTATCAGGTAAGTATCTCCAAGGCTCGCGTGGAGCAAGGTCATCGCCCTAACGAAACGGCTGCGACAACGATTGTGCCGGTCACCGCACCTGCGACAGATGACGCTAAGAAGTGGGACGGCTGGGGAACTGCCCTGAAGCCCGCGTGGGAACCTATTGTCATCGCAAGCAAAGGAACCGGTCGGGGACTAACGGGCAGCGGCTTCTTTTACTGCCCGAAAGCCCCTAAGCGCGAACGAAACGCTGGATTAGAAGGCTTTGAGGTCAAGCGACCCGATGACAGAACCGTTACGGGTATGGGTTCCTTTGAGGAAAAGGGAGTCCAACCGCAGCGTAATCATCACCCAACCGTGAAGCCGATTACCGCTATGCGCTGGCTAATCCGCGCAGCGTCAACCCCCGGCAGCGTTGTTCTTGACCCTTTTACCGGCAGCGGAACCACTGGCTGCGCAGCAATCTTAGAGGGCCGTGACTTCCAAGGAATCGAAATGAACGCTGAGTACGCCGACATAGCCGAGCATCGTTGTCGGCATTGGGAACTAGAAGCCGAGAACACCCCTAAGTCCCTGTTCTAATGGCTGAATGGTGGGAAATAGAACCAAGTAGTTGCGACGCTGCCGTGCTTCATGCTTCCACATTGCCGGTGCGGGCCGCCGGGGACATCGTTGACCGGCTGAAGCCCGGAGCCAATGTTGCCGTTTTGGGCACATTGGACGGTGCTGGGACATTGCTTCATGCGCGGGCCACCGCTGTTCTTGAAGACGCCGGACTAGAAATCAGGGATTGCGGAGTGGTCATTACCGCCGACGGCTTGCTGTCTGTTCTCTTTGCCCGCAAGCCTTTGGACGGAACTGTCGCAGCAAACACCCTGAAACACGGGGTCGGAGGACTAAACATTGACGGCTGCCGCATTGGAATAGCGGACGGGGACGAGCCAGTCGCTGGCCGCCGAACCGCTAACTTTGGCACGCAGGAAACCGTTAGCGGAGGTAATGGCTCTGGTGGCTGGGAGGCCGCAACTGGTCGTTGGCCTGCGAATCTGTTGCTAGAACACACCCCTGAGTGCCTAAAGACGGGTGCTGTGGCCGAGGTAACTGGTGGAGGAACTGCTGGAACAAGTGGCTTTGCGGCTGGTTACGAGGCTGGTGACGGGTATGACGGGCGCGTGGTTACAAGCGAATCGTGGGTTTGCGGGGATAGTTGCCCAGTCAAGGAACTAGATGAACAAGGCGGAATCAGCAAATCAAGCGGTGGGAGGATAGGAAAGCGGTCAGCAAGCGACGACAGCGTCTACCAAGATGGTTGGAATACTGCTGTTTCAGGCGATCCGGGCTTTGGTGACAAGGGCGGCCCTAGCCGATTCTTTCATCAAGACGCAGCGTGGGTATGCGCCGATGGCTGCCCAGTCAAGGAACTTGACAAACAGGGTGGAATCAGGGCTGCTGGCCGCGCACCAGAGAACAACAATGTCGGCTTTGGTGGCGTCTACACCGAAGGAACCGCAAGAACGGGCGTCAAACGCGACAAGGCCGTGAACTTCGGGGCAGGTGGCCCTAGCCGGTATTACAGGGCCGACGCCGGGGAGTTGAACCGCCGGGTCTACCTCCTTCGCCTTATCGCACCCGAAAACGCCGTAATCATTGGGTTTCAGGACGATGGCTTGACTTCAGAGGCCGCTGAGGCCGCTGGGGTTCATGTTGAAATAGTCGGTTGAAGGGCAGAAAAACGTCGAAATCAGCGTTTTTTGGCCCAGATCACGGCCTCGGCTGGCATGACAGGAATGATTGGAACCACCGGCGCGACAGGAACGACGGGGGCGACGGGGACGACGCGGGCACGACGGTTCCGCTTAGGCAACCCCAAGGAAGTCAGATTGGAACCGCTTACCGAACTAACCGCTGCGAGTGCCATAATCCCGCGCAATGACCCACGACCCACTAATACCCACCGACGGCGGCCCCGTCTACCGCTGGTGCGCAATGAAGAAGTTTGTCACCGCAGCAACCTACGACCAACTCGTTGCCGCCTACAAAGCGTTGTTACTTCCCCACAGCACCGACATTGAGGCGACATTGCGTGAAGCAAACATCACGCCAACCACCGAGGCGTGCCAAGCGTTCCGCATCGGCCTAAACCAAACCAAACAAAGCGCGTGCGCGTGCGGCGGAAACTGCCAATGTAAGGACAAGTTCGGTGGGAGCATCTAACCACTCTTCCATCGAGTCGCACTATGAGCGTCTGCTCTTTCGTCTTCGCGCAGACAAAACGAAGGTCGAAACGAGACTCGCAGCGTTTGAGGACTTCGTCACGGGACTAGCGGACGGCTCGCTTCCTTGGACTCACGCCGACCACGCAGCCAAAGCATTGCTAGAAGTCATCGAAGAGGAATCAGAAACCGTCCCCGCGAAGCGGGACAATCCAAAGCGATGCGACAAAGATTGGGAATGTGGTGGCTGCGGCTTGTTCTTAGGTTCAGGGCGTTCACCGGACTTTGGAAAGTACCCGTGCGTGTGCGGGCTGAGAAGCCGACCCCGCGAAGTACCAGAGTGGAGTCACAATCACCCAAGCCGAAAGAAAAGCAAATGAGTCGCGAACTCACTCGCTCTCCCGTAGACAGTTTTCGTCTAACTGACCCGGAACTCCGGGTGCTTCGCATTGCGTGTGAGTATTGCCGTGACCTTGCCCTTGTCCCTAACGACTCATTGGGACTTGACGGGCAAGCGTGGAGCGGAATGGTTAGCAGTTACCGCAAAAGCATTGTTGCCGTGTGGGCAGCAGGCCGTAATGGCGGGTGGATTGAGGACAAGCACGCCCCGAACCTTTACTACGGCGGCCTGCTGTTCTTGTCGCGAAACTTAGCGAAGGTTCCGTCGTTCACCGTTCAGGAAGCGCAAACACTTCACGCTACTACCCTGAAACTTGGAAGAATGGTTCAGGCAAACTCTTGACTCCGTCTGTTCACGGTGTTAGCCTTCCGTGAAACCCGACCAAGGAGAATGATTGTGGTCATTGAGTACGAAGTGTTCACGAACACGGCAGCAGAAGTGCGCAGGACTGGGCGTAGGGAACGCCGGTTGTATTACCTTCGCGCAGGCGACCGCCGAGTTGGTCCTTACATCAACGAACTTGACGCAAGGCTCGCGATGGCTCGCACCGAAGCAGTTTTGGAGCGCCGTCGCCTAGTCGCTAAGGCGCGAGAGTTGGCGGGGCAGGATAAGGTTGAGGCGCGAGAGTCCTTGACAGCCTAACTAGGGGCTGCTAGTCTGCTGGACAACGACCAAGGAGGAAACGTGACCACAGCAACCGCAGGTAGTTGGACAAAACTACAAACAGGCGGGTGGGGCGTTCAGTTTGACGCCGATGTAACCATCACCGCAGGCGAAACTGTGCCTGTCGCAAACAAAGCGGGCGAAGTCAAGTCCGTTACCATCTCCGGCTTCACGGGGCAAACAACTAAGTGGGGAACGAAGGTCTATTCCATCGCTCAGACGCCAACCGTGCCCGAAGGGTACTACCACAAGGACGACAATGTGTACAAGGTGCGTCTGTCGAAGACGGGCAACAAGTACGCCGTCGTTCTCACAACTGTCACTACTGACAGCGGCGCAGTCAAAGGCAAGTGGGAGTATGTTGCGGGCGCGATTCGCAACCTCACCGCTGACGACGCAATCACAATCGAGCAGGCAGCCGATTACGGTCACCTTCACGGTTTCTGCGCCATCTGCGGGCAGACGCTTACCGACCCTGAGAGCGTTCAGCGTGGCATCGGTCCAGTATGCGCAAAGAACCTGTAATGACGACCTTCCAAACGGTCATCAACTCGATCAGGGGCGTCACCTACCTTTACGAAGGTGGCTCCCTTGACGAAGCCGTGCGCGTCGCTAAGACAAGCACCTGCCATAAGCACGATCTGATCGAAGTGTGGGTGGACGAAGATTCCGAACACAATGGCATTATGTGGAATGACGAAGGTGCCGTTGCTGAACTAGCCGACTCGCTTCGCACCAGTTGTTCTTGACAGGTAACGCCACCCCTGCTATCTTGTAGTTGTAACCGACCAAGGAGGCACCAATGACCACCACCGACCTAGTAGGACTAAAGAGCGCGATCAGTAGCATCACCGACGCCGCCACGCTTGACGCGGTAGGCACGATGCTGAAAGACCACCGCGCTTTCCTCGCCGACCTGAACACAATGAGCATTGGCGCAGGTGACACGATCACCTTCACCAAGCCCCTTCGCCCTACCTACCTAATCGGTAAGACGGCGACAGTCACCAAAGTCAATGACAAGACCGTCGTTGTGGACTTCGCTGACGACGCCTCCCTACGGCGTTACAGCGGTGCCGAAGGCGTCCGTGTTCCCAAGTCCTGCGTAACCGCAGCCTAACCCAAACCCGACCAAGGAGAAACCAATGACCATCAAACTGACAGTCAAGAACTACAAGCATTGCGAGTGGGCAAGCGAAGAAACTGATTGCTACACCGCCTCGCTTTACCTAGACGGCAAGCGCATCGGAACCGCAGAGAACAGCGGTCACGGCGGCTGCGACTTCTACCACTTCACCACGCCCGCCAACAAGGCAGCGTTTGAGGCGTATGCCGAAGAATGGTCGAACAGCGACGAGGTTCAGAACGACCCCGCGCATCAGATTGACGGCAAGTGCTACGCGGACGCTGAGAGCCTAGTTGCCGAAGCGTGTACGAACTTCCGTCGCGAGAAGATGGCAAAGCGCGCCCTAAAGAACAAGGGCAAGGCTGACTTCTCCACCGTCATTCTGATTGAGCGCACAATGGGTTGGCAGACTGAGGTTTCCACAATCTCCATCTACCCGCACCACGACCTTGACGCGATCATCGCTGAGAAGACGCAGGACGGCGACACGATCTACACTTACACCGCCGACGACGGGCTGCGTAAGGCGAAGGCAAAGGCAGCCGCCTAATGCCCAAGCCCCTAAGCGTCTTTGAGCGATGGTCGGTCAGTCAGATCGAAACGCACCTGATCGCCCTTGACAAGATCGAAGCGCAGATCGTCAAGGCGTCAGATGCTTGGACAGAAGCCGACGCGGCGCTACGCGACTACTTCGTGCGCGAGGTTCACCGCGCCCAAGCAGAACTCACGGGCGCTCGCGCTAAAAGGGCAAGCAACAAAGCCGTCCGAATGTGGAACCGCTTTGTCGCAGGCTTACCAGTTGAGATTCGGCAGGAGTACATTCACGCTGACGACTCCACTGGTTTCCGTGAGATTCAGTTGGACTTAGAACTCGCGCACAAAGACCTCACCCGCGCAAAGACAACCGCCTCGTGGCTAGAAAACGAACTAGCCGTCGCCGCTGAACAACAGCGCGTAGCCGTTGCGGAATACAACCAAGATGTTGAGAAGCCAACCAAGCCGTGCGCCTTTGATTACTGCGACGGCCAAGGACTAATCAACATCAACGACCCGGACGACGAACTATGCGGTTATTGCTCAATGATTGACTACGGCATCACCGCACACGAGCGCGACTAAAGCGAACACCTGTTCCGTCCCTAGCGTCGTTTAGCCTACGGCGGGTGCCCGCACAGACAAAGCGCGTCCTACGCCCCGACGAGATTCGGTGCCCCGCAGGCGTCCTAATGAACGATGTGGATTGCTTCTGCCGCGTGGAAGGCGGACTAATCGAGGGTCGCGCTAATCCAGAAAGCATTGAGCGGTTCTGCGCAGGCGTGTACCAAGAGTGCCCAACGTGGAAAGCAGACCGAGAAGCCGATTGGGAGCGGCGGAACCTCCTTCGCGATGGCGTACCAGAATGACCGAGCGCGAGAGGCTGACGGTTGCCCCGCAGGACGGGGAATACCTAACCGACGGCGAAAGTCTGTTTGAGGTCACCGGCGGCATGGATTCCGATGGCAACTACTACTTGTTGGACTGCGCGCTGCCCGTAGGCAAAGACGCTGAGGCACAACCAATCAAGGTCACCACCCACGAACTTTGGAAGGGCTACTGGGTTGTCCGACCTTGACGATCCTCACATAGCAGCAACCTCCAAGTTGCTGAACAGTCGCGCCCGGTCAATGATTCGGTCAATGGACAAGGTTGAGGACGGTATGTGTGCCGACCTTGCCCGTGCGGCACTATTAGAAGCAGCGGCGATCCTTCACGATTGCTCCGAGCAATGTGAAATGATCCCGCTCCGCGCTGAGGACGACGAATAATGGCTAATGAACTAGACAATCCCAATGAGGACAATCGCCCAAGTTTCCGCCAGAGACTTGCGGAAGTGTTCGCCCCTGACGACACCGTCGTTGAGAGCCGCGAGCGTCTTGACCTACTAGAAGCCAGTGATTACGAACGTCGTGCCGTTCAGCGCGAACTAGACCTTCTTGCGTACACGGCCCTTGACTACACTGGCGGTAGGGCGCAGGAACTACGGGCAGTTGAGCGCCGTCGCTTGGCGCAACGCGCCCGAATCGCTTGGATGCGCGACCCGCAGGCAGGGGCCGCCGTTGATCTAATGAACGACTTTGTGTTCGGTCGCGGTATGCCTCGCCCAAAGGCCAACGACCCTGAAGTTCAGAAAATCTTGGACGAAGCGTGGGACGATCCCGACAACCAACTCGTTCTGTGTAGTTACGAAGCGCAACTAGCCGCTGGTACTGACCTAACGCTCCAAAGCAACCTCTTTTTCCTTGTCTTCGATGACGGTGAGGACGGCAAAGTGAAGTTGGGAATGTTGGATCACGATGGCGTGGAGCGCGTGGTTCGCGATCCTGAGAACCGGCGTCGAATCCTTTACTACGTCGTGAAGTTGCCCGGAACGGTGGTAGAGGACTTCAAGCGCGGCGAGACAACGATTGAGCCGCGTCCTGAAAATCAGCGCACGATGTATTACGAGCATTGGCGCAACGTCAAGGACGCCAACGAAGAAGTAGAGCGCGGCGACCGTAAGAAGTTTGACAAGCCACCCAAGGATCGAGTTGGTGACGGGCGCGTGTATCACGTCGCAATCAACCGCACCGGCGAGATGGCTTTCGGTCACCCCATTATGGATCGCTTGCTGCGCTGGTACACCGCTTACAACAAGTTTATGGACGCCCGCGTGGACATTATGGAAGCCAGCGCGTCGTTCGTAATGAAGCGTAAGGTGAAGGGCACCCCGAACCAACTTCAGAAGATGGCTACTCAGGCACTTTCACGCCGGTCACCCCTTGGGTCTGCGATTGACGACCCGGATACGATTATGGGGCCGCGTCCAGCGTCAATCCTTACTGAGAACGAGAATGTCACTCACGAGGACTTCAACATCAACACCAACGCGCCCGCTGCCGCTCAGGACGCGCAGATGCTTCGCTCGCAAATCAGCGCCGCTACGCGCTTCCCGCAGTCTTACTATGGTGACGCCTCCAACGCTAGTCTCGCGACCGCTACAAGCCTTGAACTGCCTGTCCTGAAGGCCGTTGAGAACCGGCAGGAAATCATTGAGGCAATCGTCAGGTTCTTTGTGGATCGTGTCATTGAGCGCGCCGTTGATACAAAGAAGATCAGTAATGACCTAACGCCAGAGGAACAGGCCGCTCTCAACAAGGTTGGCGGCAATACGCCCGCGCCTGAATCGAAGGACACAACGGTCACGCCCGATACTCCACCGAGCCTTTCGATCAACGCAGCGCACGAGGATTCCACCAAGGACGAAGAAATCCTCCAACGCGACCTTGGCTACGAGTTCAGCCTGCCTAACCCGCTGCGCCGCACGATGGGCGACCTAATCTCAGCGGTTATGAACATTGCCCGCACCTTTGATCCGAACAACACGAACATGGAACTCAGCCGCTCGTTGCTGAATGTTGCTCTTGGCGAAGGTTTGGAAATGGAAGACGCCGCTGGGGAAGTGGACAAAATCTTCCCTGAAGGCTAT